GTTGATGTGACCCCAGTCATCCGCGGCCAGTGGTGGCACTTCGCGGTGATCGGCTAGCAAGCCGAGGATCGAGGAAGATCCATAAAGTTTTACGGATCGAGGAGAGCCCTTAGGGCTTTGTCCAACCAAAATAAAATTACGCTTTGTCATAGTAGAATGAAACAGTATTTGGTGGGGTGAAAAGTGTATTTTTTTGTCGTGTATTAACTTCAGCTCACACATGAAAAAACCGCAAGTATCGTGGTATCCCAACAGATCTGGCGTACCAAATGATGACCAAGACTCTAGTCTAGTCCACTTAATTTCGGGGGTATTTTTCTTTAAAAGTTTCCAGAGGTCTGACTCTTTTTTCATCGTACGAAGCCTTGTGTATTTGTTTTAAAATTGTAGTCCAAGGGTTCAAATCAAAATCTCTTGCACACCCTGAAACTAATATTAATAAGCATATTAGAATGATTCTCATCTGATTGACTTGTACGTTAACTTACGATATAAGTCAAGTTATGGGAGTACCAGCCAAATTAACAGAACGACAAATAAAGTTTGCAGAGTTATTAGTATATAACGAAGGCAGAATGTCAGCATCCGAAGCAGCATATCAAGCAGGGTACAAAACGCGTCCCAGACAAGCTGCATCAGAGTTAAGGAATCCAAAAAAATCTCCATTAGTAGTTAGATATATAGGTGAGTTAAGAGCTGAGGTCCAGGAGAAATACGGAATCTCATTTGAAAGACACATTACTGAGCTTGCAAAAATTAGAGATGATGCTAGAGCCAAAGGTGCTTGGAGTGCAGCAACTAATGCAGAGGTAGCGCGAGGTAAGGCCGGCGGATTGTATGTAGATCAGAAGTTAATTATGACTGGCAATATAGATAACCTATCAGAACAAGAGCTAGAATCTAGAATGAAAGATATCTTAAAAGATCACAAAGATATTATAGAAGGAACAGCACAAGACATAACAGAAGAATCAACTGAGTTACCAGAAAATACAGAAACAATAAATTAAATCTTTTGCTTTGAAACAGTAAGGATAGTTTTAAATCTTTTAGGTTTGAGAGGTGTTTTAATTCCTTGTGGATCTGGTCCTTTAAGTGGTGGTATTTCATTAAGTTTAACATGAGGCATGTTCTTAGTTAGTGTTGGATTCTTTTTCATACTTCGTAGGCTTCTATATGTGTATAGCCATTAGCTTTAGCCCAGTGACATCTGTTGCCACCTTTAGGTACTTTGATGTAAGGTTTGCATTTACCATTATTTACTTTTGTAATGTGTATTGGATCATTTATACCATATTTGTCAAATGAATCTTTTAAATAACTTGTGTATCTTTTAGTTCTACCATTCATAGTCTCAGGATCATAATGATCTCTTAATTTTAAATTAGATAAATCAGATAATGCTACAACAATAGGTGTAGTACCTGGTTTAGGATTGTTAGCTCTTAATACTTTCATATATTTATTTTTTCCATCTTGATTATACAACCTTTTGGAAAAACATTTCTATCAGAAAATAACTCATCACCTTCTTCATAAGATGCAAAGGTTTTAATATTCTTTTTGTCCTTACTAAAAAGATATGCCTGAGTAACCATTACACTAGGTTTAAACTTACCAAAGTCTTCAGCTGTGGCGTGCCCGCTGTCACCCGTGATGTCCAACCACGTGATAGAATAGAAATAGTATTTCTTATTCTTAATTACAACATGTCTGTACTTAGATTTCTTCCTAGATTTTGGCATAAGATTTTTTACTATAAGAGAAATTTTTAGGCAAATTTATTTTTTTTGAAAACAAAAATATTTTTCTGCCCCGAGTACATAGAAATGGCGTATAATTAACATTTGTGCCACGGTGTGCCACTGGAAAACAGAGCAATGGCACAGCTATTAGTCAACAATACCAACACTAATAAGCCAAAAACACCCTTTGTGCCACTGTGCCACCGACTTTTTTTTGATAGAAAAAAAAACTTATACCCCTAGAATTCTACTTATGTATGGCACAGAACAAAAACCCGCATAAAACTGCAGTTGTCTTGTTATTGCCATAATTAGTTTAGAATGATTATAAAGTACTCTCTTTGGTAGGACTACCTTGGTAGGTCACCTACAAGCTTTCCCGAAGCGTCCAAGTAATCTATGTGATTAGATTGGTCGGTACTCACAACCACTTCCGGTGTCTTCAGCCACTCGGCCGTAACCCTCCGGTCCTGTGCTTTACACCCGCTTAAGCGTTGTTCAGCCACAAAGATTAACTACTCTGCAGGATAGTTAAATTGAGTTGAGGAATATATAGGATATTATAGTATAATTGTCAACCCCTAAATAAATTATTTTTGGGGGCTTCCACTCTCGCTTTCACCCCCATCCCTTGGGATAAGTTAACTCTGTTTATAGGTAGGTGATCTCCAACGCTTGATATTCTCTGTTTTAAACACTACCCTTGCTGGTTCTGGTGCACCAATAATTTGATTTTCTTGTACTTCTATTCTTCTAATTTCTTCCAAGTGTCCATCTTGGGTTTCTATGTATATAGGACAATCAGATATGGCTGTCCCTTTTTGATTTCTTGTAAACTTACCAAGATACTCTTGGAGTTCTCTTACACGCATGCTCATCTTAGGTTCTCCTTTTGTTTTTTATAATCTAACCATAAATTTTTATACTCACTCTCAACGATCCACGGCCCTCCTTCAGTGAAGTGTAAAGCGCTGGGCTTATCTTCATCGGACTCTTTATACCAATTCACCAACCAATTCCAGTGCCTAGGTATGGACCCAATCTCGTCATCTTTTAACCATTTAAACTGATGTAGATATCTCCCCGATTGTTCGGAAACCGTTGATAAATCTAGCTTTTTTACACTCTCATGACCGCAGTTAATTAACATCAAAGAGCTCCAACACTTTCTCTTATACATAGTTTGTTTTTTATTTACCATCTTCAAAATAGTTTCCGGATAGTAGTCGTGTTTACAACACATCAACGCGTACTTATCATCACGCATATTAAAAATTTTTTTTACATCATCTAAAAATAAAAAATCGTTATCACAAAACAAAGCCCAACCCTCATAGTCTTGTAGGTAAGGCACTAAGAATCTTGTGTAAGTAAACTCAGTAGATTGGTTCTTATATTCTCGCCAATATAAATTTTTATCTACATCAGATAACTTAAGATGTTCTATATCTAAATCTTTAGAATGTTTACGCAAAGAATACTCACACACCTCCGATGCTATTGGATGCCTGCTATCATATCCTATGTATATTTTAATCGTTGAGTCTTTCATTTGCCTTTACATTTTCTTTAAAAGTTTCTTCTTGTTGTATTTTTTGTCCGTAGGTTTTAACTAAAGCATACCATTTATCAGTAAAGATTTGCTTCATACCTTTGTCTGTTGCTTTGTTGGCTGCATTAGCTAGATTGTTCATCCTTCTCATCATCACTTGTTTTTCTTGTTCTCTGCTCATAGTATTTACTTACCTTTCCTAACCATTGATGTTGATACTTCTTAAACTCATCACCTTCAACCACAAATTCTTGATAGTAGTTATCTTTACTACACATCATAATCACACCTTTGGTTATATCTGTTTTGTGCATATAGTTATGGGCCATAGCATAAGCCGCTAGTTGAAGTTTATAATCTGTTATCCATTCTTCTTTTTTTGGTTTGTTAGTTTGTTTAAAATCTATTATTGCTGGATCACCTTTGTGTAATCCAACCATATCAGTCTGGCCTGCGTATAGGCCTGGGTAGAATAGGGTACATTCTATGCCGTAATATTCTGAAACATTACATAATCCTTGTTCTATTACTCTAATTGCCATGTTGTGAGCATTCTGTCCAACTTGGGTCAAATCTAAATAACCTTCTTCTAGAACATATTTTTCTAGAATCTTGTGCATTGCTGTACCTCTTGCAGCTGCATCATCTTTTATTTTAGTAGCAGCTTCTTCACCGATCCGCGCCGCCCATGCCGCTAATGATTCTTTCTTCTCCTCGGATTGTGTAGCAGATAATATCGTTGTAACACTTGGTAATTTTTCTTTACCGGTATCATAATGACGGGCTCCGTCAATTGCTTCACGTACAGTCTTTGGGTATATATAACAATTATTATGTTTCATTTTCTTCCTTTAGTTTTTTTTGTATCGCAGAATCCCACGTTACTCTTATTAAATCTTCCATAGCATCACGTCCAATACTTTCTCTAAGTTTTACTAATTCTTTACCTAAAAAAGACTCACCATCTACGTCTTTAGCAGCAGGATTTACTTCTTTTATAGCCTTAGTTAATTTCTTTTTAACTTCTATCCATTCAAACCATTTATCTTTATCTCCTACTAAATTATCTTTATCTATTTTAGACAAATGTTTTAAGAGTGAGCTTTGATTTACAAAGTTTAAATACTTACGTGCTATGTATGGAGTGATATTACCTTTTTCATTATTAGCTTTCCATGATATAAACATAAGATTATCTTTACCATAAGGAAGATTAGATAAAATTCTATCTTTAGATATATTAGTATCAGTCGCTATTCTTCTCTTACCTCCTGTATTTAAACCTTTTATTTTAGTCATTTCAATACCAAGATAAGGACACCTAATACCATATAATTTTTTTTGGTCTGTCCAACACTTAAAAAATTCTTCAAAACTTTTAAACAAACAACCATGTTTAGATTTTTTAACTGATTGCCACAGCTCTCGAAAGTATCCATTGTCTGTTGCTAAATATTCTGAGTGTCTTTCTCTACGTCTACCTGATGCTGAGTCTTTTAATTTATATACTCTACTTCTTTCATTCTCGCATGGAATACAATAAGGACAATATTTCCAAGAATCTTTTATGCTTGGATGTTTAGATCTATAAAAATGTTCTTCATCTCTTGGGTATGTTTTTTTACAAGCTTTACAAGTTTTAAATTGTAAAGCCCCATTAACATACTTACGTCTAAGACTCATTCTTCTGTCTTTCTTTTTTATTTTGTAATGATTGTTTGTAGCTTTCTTTGAGCTCATCTTGCTCTTGTAAAACTTCTTTTAGATCTCCAAGTGTAGTCTCGGTATTTATTATACCTTTACCAAAAATTTCTTCAAAGTTTTTACGATATAAATCATTAGACACTCTAGACTTACCATCCCATTTAGGTTTTTTGTTTTGTGTCACGTTCTAACTCCATTATCTGCACATACTCGTTGAGTCGATCAACTTCTTTCTCGCAGGTTAATAACTCTGCAGTCTTTAAAGTTAACTGCTCAACAAGTTCTTGTTTTGTGCATTGTTCATATTTATCAACTAATTTTTTATAGTCTGTCATTCAGGTTTATAAAAAGTGTAATGAAGAGTTAACTCTTCACCAGCTTTAATATCCTTCCTAGTTATAAGATTCCATTCTGTTTTATTACCTTTTGGTCTGTTTTTAATTTTTTCACAGTTAGGACCAGAAACTTCTACTAATTCATTATCAATTAGTTTTGTTTCAACAGGTTGGTGATTAATAAATCCACCAAGTGGTGTTCTTATTAATTCCTGCGGACTCATCTTATCTATTTCTATTGATACATGAGATACACCCAGGTCTGTTCCTTTAGGTATATCTGTTGACGCAAATAAACCTTGGCCATTGATCATGCTTTCTTCAATAAACATATCGTATGGTAATGGTTTATATTTACTTTTTTGATGTTCTTTGTCTCGGTTAGCATCTATAACTTCAAAATGCTCTTCTTTTAACTCAGTCATTTAACTCTCCTTGGTTATCACACTTATTACAATCTGCTATAAATTCTTCTCTACCTTCTTCTACAAGAATTCTAACATAGCCATTGCCCTTACATTGTGGGCAAATAGTTTTACGCTTTTCCGTTTTTGTATCCATGTTTCTTACCTTCTTTCTTAGCAAGACTTTCTATTGTTTTACTTACTGTTAAATCAGCGTCTGTTATTTTACCTTCGCCGAGATATCTTAAGATTTTATAAGTCGCTATCGATACCGATACGGACTTAAACTTTGCTGGATCAGCCATTTTCTCTTCCTTTTTGTTTGTATTAATTTATGGGAAACTACAACAATAAATTAACTATTGCAAGGATTATTTTTTTAATGTATTCTGGTGTTCTCTTCTCACACCTTTTGTTTGCCGTGAGTCTCAGTACTCACGGTGAACAATTAAGCCTCTATTTTACCTTCATCTTTTATAGGAGTACATTTGTATTGTGGATACAACTGTGAATTGAGAATCATTTCAGGTGTAAAAATACTATCAGAACCAAATAGCAACTCATAGGCATCACCTAACCCATCTTGGACACATTCATAATAAGTGTTTTTGATAGCTGGGTATTCTGGTGGGTTTCTACACTCGCCCTCTACTGCAGAGCAGATGTAAACTATTAACATCCATTTCATATTATTTTCCCTGGCCGCGATACTTCTTCCACGAACGACGTTTTGATTTATTCATTTTACATTTACTAGGAAATCTTCCAATAGATGTTTTATGAAATATGGGTTCGTGTGATACGTGATCTTTAAACTTCTTCGCCATGTGCAGTCAGATCTGTATGCTTATCAACTTTAATATATTTGATAACGCCGTTTACTTTTTGTTCAAGATCTTCTCCACAACTTATACACCTATAAAATTTATTATCTATTCCAACCATTAGTGTATGTAAATTACATGCACCACACACACCATTAACTATTTCAGTCTGAAATTTGAAAGGACTTTTTGATTTTTTTTCTGTCATACTTTTTCTTATCAGGTACAATCTTTTGTGTAAAGGTTTTTAAAGTCTTGGCAATGGGGTTTCTTTTACTCAAGAATAAGTTTTTTGATACTTTTACTACCATCAATATTTGACTCTAATTCTGCCATAGATTTTATGCACTGGTACTGTACTTGTTTTTTTGTATCACGCATTGCAACTCTTTTGCCTTTTAAACATTCAGACATAGATTCTTGAATTCTGTGTTCCTTGATTTCTCCGTTGATAATCATAAGAAGAGCCACTATCATCTCTGTCATAAAATTTTACCTTTGTTTTCACCTTGCTTTACTACGTACTTTTGTGTACCATGCTTGCCAGTTTCTACTTCTTTTCTTAAATCTTTTTGTAAACGTTTATTAATGAGAGTTCTTTTCATCTCATATATATAATCAAATAATTTTCTAGTAATTCTTTCCATTGTCTCTAACTTTATCTTTTAATTCTTCGATATCAGCTAATGCTTTTTCTAATTGTGTACTTAAAAATTCTATATTAACTTTGTTTGTCATGTTTAACTCTTGAGTCTTTTCCATTTTCTCGACACTTTTGTAAAGATCTTCCAATAAAAAATGTTGTTCCTGGTCTACGGGTACTTGTTCACTTTTTTTTAACAAATCATTTTCAAACAACTCACGTGATGTCTCTAACGATACCAACCTCGCCGTGAGCTCGGTATAAGCGAACACGCCGGCTGCGACGAGTAAAATCAGAGAGGCAACCGTTTTCATCGGCATCTGCACAGCAGCCGATTCCGATATGTTTAGTGGTTTGTTGCTCATTTTCTTTTCTTTTGTCTTTTAGGTGTAAATAATTTTTCAATCCAAGCAATTAAATTGTCTAGTTTAGCAAAGCATTTATATATAAAATTATCAATCATTTATTTTTGGTTTTGGTAGCGGAATTATATAGTCTTTTTTATCGATTTTCAACGACGGGTAAGAGGCTGGCCTTACAAATATAGCCAATAAACATAACAATACTATTAATATTGCTGTAAATCTGTAATCCATAACAATACCTCATTCTTTTTTTTCCTCAATCTCATAAAAGAAATTGTCGGTGTCTTGAGTCTTCCACGCACCTGTATCTTCTACGTTCCATTCATTTGTTTGTACCTTCCAGTCAGGAATATTGTCCTTAACGGTAAATGAAGGTAGGTCCCAAATGCATCTATTGTTTGGTTGAGCTGCATAATTGCCATCATCTAAGGCAATTATGTGTGCACACTTATGTTCGTGTGGTATTTCCGAATGATCGGTATCTAGTATATTACCATCTGGGTGTGCCCAGTCAACGGTAAATAAATAGCTACCATGATGCCACTGTTTATCTTTACCAATATATTTTCCTGAAGCTGCGCTTAAAATATTCCAACTAGTAACAGTAGGATAATAACTAAAAGAATTCCAAAGCTCCAGTTCATCAAGTCTTCTTTTTGGTACGTCTTCGACTTTGAAACCGCGTTGAATAAATGCACTAATAGGGAGGCGATAAAAGATTGCGCCATTTTCCATAATTGCGTGCCATAAGATAGCCCTACCACCCATAGATGAGATACCGAAGATAATACAGTCTTCGACTTCTCCATGATGTTTTTTAAGATCATATAAATACTCCTTTCGTATTTGTGCATAGGTAGCTGGAATGTTGGCATTAAGATAAGCCATTATTTTATTTCACCCCAATTTTTACCATGCTCATAATCTACTTTGTTTGGAACCTTTAATTCCACAGCAGATTCCATTATCTCAATAATTTGTTCTGCTTTTTCATCAGATTCAACAGAGATATCTACCTCATCATGAATTTGTATGTGAGGTATTATACCATTTTCATATAAAGCTACCATACTTTTTTTAGTCATGTCTGCAGCACTTCCTTGTATTAATTTGTTTAATGCTTTGTATGTAAACGCACGTTTAAGTGGTTCATCATATTCTTTTCTTGCCATCTCTAATGGTAATGGTTTGAATACACCAAATTGCACAGGTTGCCAAAGATCAAAATGACACGCACGACCTAACAGAGTTCTTATCTTACCTCTGTCTTCTGCTTTACGAGTAACATTATCCATAAGTTTTTTAACAAAAGGAGCTTTAGCATGATACTGTCTAATTAATTTTTCTGCAGATTCTTTCATCAAACCTAGTTCTGCCATTAATTTATTTTTACCCATACCATACATCAGGCCTAAATTAATAGTCTTAGCTTGCTTCCGTTCTATGCCTGCCATGTCGGCCACGACCTGGTGGAAATCAGCGTCTCCGGCGTTGTATGCGCCAACAATTTCATCAACTCCCTCTAAATTTTGTAGTTTTGCGTAATGTACTAAAATTCTAGGCTCTTGTTGTGAGTAGTCAAATGATCCCCATTTAGTATTATTTTCTGGAATAAAGATAGATCTAATCATCGGTCCTAATTCTGGATGTCTTGCTGGAATCTGTTGTAGATTAGGATTTGACATAGAGAATCTACCTGTCACCGTTCCGCCTTGATCTGATCTAATTTGATTTATGTCTGCATGTATTCTTCCATTAACTGCATGCTTAGTTATAGAATCTATAAATGTACTATGCGCTTTATTTATTTCTCTAGCTTCAGCTATAGCTTGTGGTAATTCATGTGGGTGGTTTTGTAAAAAGTTTTTTGTAAAGCTAGGTTCATTTGCTTTTTCTGTCCTGTCGTAGGGTAAACCTAATTTGTCAAATGCTTTTGCAATAGAACGAGCCGCGCTTATCTCTACGTCAACACCTGTTAAGTTTTTTATTCTACTTACAATCTTAGCTTCTCTTTCCATAAGATTATTTTTTAATTTATCAGCATGTTCAAGATCAACTCTTACACCTTTAAATCTCATGTCAACTAAACAAGGAAATAGTTTTGTCTCTAGGTTAAATACATCCATTAGTTCTTGATTGTATAATTCTGTACTAAGTCTTTGCCAAAGTTTTAATGTGGCTTCAGCATCACGTTCAGCATACTCACCTACATACATAGCAGGAAGTTTATATAATTCTGCTTTAGGATCTACACCATAATCTTTTGCAGCTTCTTCTAAAATCTTTTCGTTCTTACCTATACCTACATAAAATTTAGCTAACGTGTTTAATGCATAAGACAATCTATTCTCATCTATCAAAGACGCAGCTATCATAGTGTCAACAATCTTACCTCTAATTTTTATACCAGCTTGTCTAAGCCAACAAACATCATACATAGCATTATGAAATACAAAGGTAGTTTTCTCTTGATTAACTAATTCCTGGACCCACTCTAAAACAAGTTTTTTATCCATATTTCCACCACCCTCGTGTCCTATAGGATAATACCCTGACCAGCCTTCTACGGCCACCGCAACGCCTGCAATGTGCCCATTTCCACTAACATTACCTGATCCTAGTGATTTTAAATCCGGATCACAGGTTTCTAAGTCAATCGCAATTTCTTTTGCGCCTGATAAATCTTTAAGTTCATGTGGTGCTACCCATTCTGTTTCGGGTGCAAATAGGGGTATCTGAGTTCTTCTCATTCGTAGTCTCTCTCCTTCACCATCTCAAGATAGTGTATTGCTTTTTCTATATCTTGTATACCACCCTTCTTAGAGTGCCTACATATATACTTTATAGCGTTGCCTTCTGCAAAAAGCAACTTGTTTTCATTAATAAATTCAGCCGGTTGAATCTTCATATCTTTATAATGTTTCCCGCCGACCTGCTCTTCTAATGAGTTATAGGTTGTACCTTTAAACATATCTTTGTTTGTCATATTATATAAGCTCGATCAAAGTTTTTAGGATCTAACACATGCAATTCACGCTTCGCTCTCGTCGCGCCAGTATAAAATAATCTGTGTAATTCATCTGGATCATGACTCATAGTTTCTAGTGCTGCACCTGTAAGATCTTGTAACAATAAAACATTGTCGGCTTCTCCTCCTTTCGCTGCGTGTATGGTTGACATTTTTATACGAGGATTTTTATTTATCTGCTCACCATTCGCCCTCATATTACGAATGTAAGTTTCAGTGATGGGATCTAATCCATCAAATGATTCGTACCAAACTTTAGAAGTTATTAATCCATGTTGTTCTTGACATTCTTTTAGTGTATACTTCGCATCCGAATGCAAAGTTTTACCTTTTTGAAACCCAGGTAAAACATTACTTCCTAAATACTGATAAATATTTTTAATTTCTAAATGATTTAATTGATCACCTTTACGCCAATGTTCCCAATTATTTAATGCCAATAATAATTTTAATGATACAGAATTTATACCTTTGTATTGAAAGTACCATCCTTGAATTTCACACAAATCTTTTGCGTCTTCTAAAAAATAGTTTGCTGAAGATAAAACTAACCATTCACCTTTACTCATATCTACCTGTGTTATGTCAGAATATCTTTTTAATAATCCTTGTTCTGCTCTAGGTTTATATTCTTTATCAAATCTGTTTTGTACTTTACCTATTATTTTTTGTGATAGTTCATGTATAGGTCCTCCAGGAATCCTATAAGATTGATCTAATACTTTAATATCATTTACTTCTTCTTTCAGTGCAATAAAATGATCTACATCTGCACCAGCCCACTTAAATATAGCTTGGTCATCATCACCTGCTATGTATGTTTTGTTTGCTTTAAACCAAATCTTTCTTACCATTTCCCATTGTAGTAATGATAAGTCTTGTGCTTCATCTATAAACAAAGCTTCAAATTTATTTAGTGTTTCTTTTAACAAGAAGTCTTCTATTAAATCATTAAAGTCTTTTAGATTCTTTTCTTTTTTAAATCTTTTTAATTCTTCTGCTAACAAAAATAATGTGTTTCGTTCTATGTCTAATATATTTTTTCTAGAATCATAATATTCTAGTAAGTCCATTCTCTTTACAGCTGCCGTATTTATTATTGTAAGATACTCATTGTCTGAATTAAACGTACCATCTTCTGTAGAATATTTTGCAGTCTTAATAGGGATGCCACATTTCTGTCCAAATTCTTTATAGTCCTCTGTCTTCATCATTTTTTCTTTTGTCATTCCCAATTGATTGAATGCATAAGAATGAAGAGTTCTAAAAAATGGTAAATCATTTTCTATATCTAATCCAAATTTATCTGCAGCCCTGTTTGCTGCTTCTGTTGCTGCTTTTTTTGTAAAAGAAAAATAACCTATTTGTCTAGGCCTTATCCCATCTTTTAAAAATTCGTCCACTAAGTTTAACAACGTTGTTGTTTTTCCTGTTCCTGGTGGACCTAGTATTATTGTCTTCATACTTCTTTAGTTTCCTTTCTGCTATCTCTAGCTGTATTTGTGTTAGTTCTAACTCTTCTGTTAGTTCTTGTATTATTAATCTAAATCTTAAATGCCAATTTTTACCTACGTCTCTGTCATAAGTAGGAGGTTTGGACATTAGAAATCCTCCTGTTGATATGGTACTTTAGAAACAGCAGCTTCTAATTTTTTCATTGTTTTAATTTTAATTACTCTAGGTTGTTGTGATTTAACTCTAAGTCTTGTTTCTTCTACAAAGATACCTTCTAATCTTTTTATTAAATTACCTGTTTTAATTTTATCCATATCCCAGTTATTTTTTTTTAAGAATGCATAGAAATCTTCCATTCTAAAATATGTAAAGCCATCTTCTGTGTATGGTAGTTTATTAAATATATCATCTATAGTTCTTGCGGATTGTCTATTAGTTGTCCAATCTTGTAAGAGTCCTGTAATTTCATTGGTAGGATTTAAAGACTCTAATGGTTCTACCTCTTGTAGATTCTGCATCAAAGGTTTTAAAAAATGTTGTTTCCAATCTTTTGGTTTTGGTACTGGCACAACTAAGTTGGCTTGATCTAAACATGCAAGTGCAAACAAAGGTGAGCTGTATAATTGTTCTGTCTTTAATTCTATTCTAGTTTTATCTACATTTAAAAACCATTGTGGTGGTGTAGATGTATATTTAGTTAAACTTCCCAACACTGGCATTTCTTCTTCACCAAATCCTACACCAAATCTTTTTGTTCTACATAAACCAGACTGACATACTGCATTGATAGGTGCATCTTTACATCTGTACTTGTCATAACCTTTTCTGTTTACTGATTTAATTAATTGTTGAACCTCATTATTACTTAATGCTGGGTCCATATACTTTGAATTAGCTTTTACAATTTCATCTTCCCATGTATCTGGATGTGATTGTTTATAGTAAACTGCTATATTAAATAACGCATTGTTTCTGGAGCCCTCACCAAAACCTATTGATGCCAACTTGTTTAAGCAAGGGGGTCCTCCAGTAAATGCTTCTTCTATTTTTTTCTCTTCGACTTTAATTTTTTCGACTTCTTCTTTGCTGCAACTGTAAACATCATAGAGCTGATAAAATTCCTCAAGTGTACAACTGGAGCCAATATCGTTGATAGCATAACGTAGTCCTTTCATTTGATTGTGGTAAGGTAAGTTTAAGAAGTTACCAGTGTCACCACGTTCCACTAGTATTTCTGTTTGTTTTGGAAATATTTCAGAGCCTTCATAACCAAGTATGACAGACATTTGTTTTAATTTTGATTGCATCAAAGATGCAGGAATGTTTTCTTTTGTAAATAAAAATACGTGAGCTCCGCCTGATTTACTACGGCAGACTATGAGGGGTAGTTTATGAAGCCTAATAGTTTTAACGAGGCTAGCGTGATCAAAGTTATATTCGTCAATATCAATGCACCCCCACCTACAATCATTATTTTCTGTAATAGGGATAATCCCAAGGGCTGGTCCTTTTCCTTCAAGATGATTGGTCCAAAGTTCGTCGGTGACGTCTTTACGAACAATAAAGGCTTTACCTTGTTGCTTACCATTCTCTCCTCTGTCACCTGGTTGGTATTGTCCATATGCTATTGTTAATCCACTAAAAATTTGTTTGAATTTATTCATATATTACATTCTGATTTCTTTGTAAAGGGGATCTCGCGATCCCCTTCAACTAAATTTAGTACGGAGTACTATCTTTAGATTTCTCTTCTACATCAGCTTTTGTTTGCACGTTTCCTTTAGAGGCAGTACCACTAAAATCTTTAGCCGTAAGGTATAAAGATTTATCGTCCTGTCCCATAATCCTGTCTTGTGTAACAGACCAACCATACCAAGAACCTTTGTCGTTCTTTTGTAGTACAGATTGTAAGTTATACACAACCCCATGCATT